TGCGGATGTAATGGTATCATTGGTTCTATTTCATCAAGTGTAAATATTTGCCCTTCCAAACTGGCACATTTTGTACAAACTCTATCATCTCCTGCAGTTTTCCACTCTGCTTTTACTTTTATGTTAAGTAACCCCCAATTTCGATATTCTTGTATTGTTGCTAAATGATGAGCTCTTATCATTTCTGTTCTTGCCAAAATCTCTGCCCTCCTCATCGCTGGAATAAATCTACCAAGAGTATCAGTTATTCCTAAATCACCTACCCCAGTTCCATTTATTGCCGATACCAATTTACGAGCAAGTAATCGAGGTCCATCTCCATCAGCGATTCCTTGTGCCAATATACGACTTATTTGAGATTCCATCACATCCGTAATTCCCTTTAAATCAGAATAAAATCGAGTGAAAATTAAACCTAATCTCTCTATATGGAAGGGAGATGAGACTATATTTAATATACCACCACTATCCTCAACCGATGGAACGTTTACCCCACTTCTTATCATTTCATTCCGGGCACGAATAATTCCCCTCTTATATGAATCAAATAAGTATCTATTTGTCCAAGCGGCATCAAATGATTGCCCAATCTGTTCAATATCAATAACCGTCAGTATTTCTGCCTTAATTTGTTCATCCAACCATTTTATAAATGCTGCTACCTTCTCTGAATCACGNNATAGGAGTATTATTTAATCCAAAACAATCATTTTTAAATACACTTATTACAATTGCAGCAGCAATAGCCTTAAATCTCCTGTTCATATCAGTAGCAAAACTATTCCTTAATGCAGTAGTTCTCGTAGGATCATAATTTAACCTACCAACTTCAGTATATGTTATTACATCATTCATCCTCTGTTGGTTCTTGCGTAGAAGCTGGTCCCACTGGTTCTGGTTCTTCCAAACTTTCCACAATTTTATTATAAAGTTCTTCCTTGGACAACATTTCATCTCGCATACCGGTAATTAATGTAATTTGATCACGAGTTAATCCAAGGCATATTTCAAAGAAAGCATCAGGTGGTAGAATTGTTTCTGCCATACCACTGTATGTATATTCTCGTAAAGCAGTTGCTCGATTCTTCCCTATCTCCACCCGGGCTTTCTCACTTAACGAGAAAAGATCATTCCATTTAACCGTGTAATCCTCTTCTGCCGGAGCAGGTAAAATCTCATACTTGACTAATAAAGAAACAAATGGACGCACAATATTTGGTTCAGCATGATCTTCTCTACGAGTCTGTACATATTCTTTCCATTCAGACGTATCTTGAGAACTTGCCAATTCTCCTCTTTCACTGCCAGAAAGGACCCTAACAGGAATTCCTGTTTCTGCTGATATACATTTCAATATACTATCAAGATGAGGTCCCGGATCAGCAATCTGTTGTGTCAATGCTTTTAATTCAACGCCTTCATTAATAAGAAAACGCCGAAGATCATGTTCATATTCATTTACCTGAGCAAGCAAATCATTCTTTACAGCTTCCGTCATCTGATACTCAGGATCAACTTTCCCCTCAAATCCAGGACGAGCACCCCTCCAAAACATTTCAGCATCCCCTCCTACAATCTTGTCCAAATCAAGTAAGCGATTATAAATAGCTTCCAATCGAGGAGTTCCATACACATCTGATTCCAATGGTTCATCAGTGACATGAAGAATACGAGTATAATGAACTTGAACCACAAAAGATCCTCCATTGGCATCCGCAGCTGTTATTTCATATATTAATGGTCTCCCATATCGGGGACTCTTCGGGTCTTTTTCCAATTCTTTAATGGAAGCCACATCCTCTCCAAACGGACGAATATACATTAATTGCCGCTTCCCTTCTTTGACTGGTTTTACAAAGCCTTCCCTGCTCTGTACATCATCCAATCCCAAAAGTAATACCCCATATCGCCCAATCCCAGTTAAGCGATCCAACCGCGATAGTATTGCTTTTACTCCTATATCTCGGCATAGCTTTGCCCAAGCCAATTCAAATGGAGTATCTTCCGTCTTATTTGGTTCAACTAATTCTAAAGGACCTTGCCAAGTAGCACGTACAGGACGATCAATAACAGCTTTAGCAATATCCTGCCTTAAATATTTAGCAAGATAATCAGAATATTTAAGTTGATTAGCAGGAGGATAACCTAATGCTTGGTATACGTCACGTATCCCACTATATTGCATCCCCATTTTAGTAGCCAATAAAGCTCTATTAATTGGGACTCCTTCAAGAAGGATATTATTTGTTAAAATACCTTTCGTCCTTTTCATCTCTACAAGTTTTTAAGTAACCCCCGGTATATTTCAACCGGGGGACTTTTCTTAAGCAGCTTTCTTTACCGAGCCAAACACTCGTACTTTTGTTGTATTGTACGGAGGAGCAAGGAAAGTACCACCAAGATATGTGAATGCGGCTGATAGAGCCACCTTCCATACGATAGACCAAATTACTACTCCTTCAATAACGAACTGCCCGAATGACTGCAATGCCGCAGTACCAAGAGCAATAAGAAGCCCTGACGCAAGGTTCACCCAACTGAGTGCCCCAGCAGGAGAATCAGAATGGAGAACTGCCACAAGATTCTTTCCTGTGTACGTCAAGATTGTACTCACTGCTGTTACAGCAAGAAGCAGATAATCAATAGGGGTTTGGGAAAACGCCGCTACAATCACTGCCATCAGTGCCATAAACAGACCTTTAAAAAACTGTTGTGTTGTCATGACAATTTGTTTTAATTAGACAATAAAGGAATATTTTGCAACATTACATGAATTTCATCATCTGGCAAATAATCATCAAATACAAGTGCTTCATCTACCCCATCAATCTCATCACCAGAAATATCATTTAATTGTGTTCCATGGGAAGAGTTATGCAAAATTAATGTCTGACTAGACCCAATGATTTCATTCTTTAACGCTGCCGGACCATCAAGTGTGGGAATCTGATTGAATTCAAGTTGGTAAAGAATAGCAGCAGCCATACTGAACCACTCCTGCCAAGTCATACCTTTCTCAAATCCACGACGAAGGCCGTAAGACAATGCCCCCATGTACTTTTTGATATCTGAGAAATAAGCATCTGCCGCAGTCTGATTCTCTTGACAAGCACTTATGACCAACCAACGTAAATGACCAGAACGAAATATCTGATGCTTTACCGGCATTCCAATAGGCACGGCAGGATTTGGAAGGAAACGATTTCTTACCGGCTTCCCATTGAACATATCATGCGGATTGCCTTTGGTTATACCCTCAGAAAAACAACTATCAGCTATCACAACAACGGTAGCTCCGGGCTGTAATGAAGCGATTGCTTGGGAAGCAGCCCACTTGTAATTCTTTACCGTAGCCTGATAATCCGTATAACGCCGAACATCCACTTCAGTAAATGCCGAAAGCAGTGGTTGTGGTAAAAGCAAAGAATCATTTACACACCCTTTCAAGCTATTGCCACCACTGTACACATTTCTACCAAAAGTTACAATACGAAATGGGACCGAATCAAAAGGCCGGTCATCAACGCTACCAAACATTTTACCAAAACAAGTCATTGCTGAATAATTAGTTCTGCTTGATTAAGAATAATCTTTCCAGTAGTAAGAGGAATACTTATTGAATCACCATAGAGCAGTTGACCACTACGAAAGAAAATAACCATATCTCCTTCATAGATTCTTGCACCCTGTTGCCAATAACCTCTCTGTTTTACCAACTGCATATCAAACCCTGCCTTCCAATAATCACTCATTGCAATCCCCATATCAAATTCGGTAGGTGTCCCCCACTGCAAACGAAACTCTGGAACGAAGTTGATGAAGTCCTTAAAGTGAGGATTCATTATCATTGAATGAGTGTCGTATCCCAACGCTTGCCATTCGGTAAATGTGTAATGTTGACCCTCTAACGCAAATATAGGATCTCCGTCCTCACACCAATAAATGTTGTAATCACATTCAAACCCTTCCAAACACTCCTCATCCATCACGTTTATATTACGTATTTGGTGACGAGTATAAAAGATGTTATTTTTAATTTTGGTATGAGTAGCCGTCCCAATCACTCCGGCACTTGCGTCCGTATTCATGTACACATCTATCAAACCACGCCAAGTACCTATTCCCGGACCAACATAGGTAGAATCTTCGCTAAAGAATGTATTATTGTATATACATACACCATTCATTCCTTTAACAACAACTCCTACGGCAGGTGGGGAAACGATAATATTGTATGCAACCACTCCAGCAGTATCCGTCAGGCCATTTGACTTACGGATGATCCCCATTGGTACATGATCCAAATAGTTATACATCACCTTGACGTCGGTATGATACCCCGTGAAGATACCATGTGTTATAGTATTACTATCTTGATTCCCAACCCAATTGAATTTATTACCAATAATCTCCGCCCCTTGGAAATTATTAGTATATGCGGATGGTACTTCCTGTCCAGCTTCCAGCATATAACCGCCAATATTACAAGACTCTACGTAATTATTCCTGAAAATAAACTTTGCAGGATTACTGCGGGGAGTTTGAATACCATAGGACCTACCACAGAGATAATCTATAAAAGTGGTATCCACATAGGTCTTCCCTTCCCAAAGTACCGTATCCTGTGCTGTCAGGGTTGTGGTAACAAGCAGTAGTAATATGCCGATTAGCCACTTCATTTTGCTATG